TTGCCGGTGTCAAAGTCGCCGTCCATTGAAGTCTCCAGCGCGGTACGCTGAAAGTGCTTCATGCCGTTCGGTACATCGGTGATGATGAAGAAGGCGTTGGTATCAGTCAGGAAGTGGTTGACTGAGTAGCCTTCCGGAATCGAGCCGTTGTTGCGAAGGGCGTTGATGTCGTTGTCAGCCGTGCCAACTCGACCCTCAGTCTCAAGCAAGCGAGTTGCTACAAACTGAAGCGCGGGTGGAACGATCAGACGACGAGGACGTGCCGCGATCAGCAGACCACGCTCATCGGTGAATGCGGCGATGTTAATCACTGCATCTTCCAGAGAGGTCTCATTCAAGTCAGCCGCAACGGTAGGACGGTTAGCATTGGTACCACCGTTTACCAGCGGGTGAGATGTGCTGAACAGCGTTACGCCGTCACCAGAGTTGTAAGACGTGAAGCCGTCGTTAAGCGGGTTAGCCGCTTTAACCTGCTTGGTGTGAGCCATAGCACGGGCCAGCGCCTTGGTGTAACGAGCAGACAAAGAGTCATACAGGTTATCTTCCATGGCTTCTTCAGTGATGGAGAAGCCGAGAGCGATGGTCTCGTGGTTATAGCGAGCAGTGAAAGACTCCTGTGCTGAGTCGTAGCTGATGGCCGCGCCTTCAGCTTTGACTGGTGCCGCACCGAAGCCAGACAACTTCACTTCTTCTTCAAACGAACGCTCAGATGATTCAGTTTCGTAAATCATCGTGTGCTCGTCATCGTAGCGCTCATACTCCAGACCGAACAAAGCGTTCAGTCCGGGCAGAAGCTCTTTCAACATTTGTGCGCGTGAAATAGCCATTGTTTATGCCTCCTTAAACGCCAAGCGCCGTATCGTAGGCATGGCTTCCGGGCAACCAAGTGACGATGCAATCGGTGAACGAGTCACCTACCGCACTGTCAGGCCCGTCAACAAAGTCAACGATTCGGAGTGGGAACGAGTTAGTGGTAGCAATCGAAGAAGCGTCGAGCGCATTCTTACTGCGGCCAATCGAGGTTGATCCGGCAGTGCTGATTGCCTGTACGTTGTTGCCAAGGCCGGTCTGGGCAATAGAGCCGTCGCCTTGCATCTGCATGACCAGCTTGGGGTCGTCGCAAACGTAGGCTACAGCGTCAGATGCCGCAGTAGAAGCAGGCCAGTATTGGCTGAAGGTTGGTTGTCCGGTGGTGGGATCTGTGTAAGCACAACCACAGAACACACCAACAGTACCGGCGACAACAGCAGTAGTAACTGCGGCCTTCTCGACGGTGCCTGCGGCAACCAGTTTTACGAAGTCGCCATAAAAGATGTCAGTGCCGTAGCCTGAAGCAACTTTAATGTGGCGAACCTTCCCGGTGAAGGAACCGGAGGCACTGAGCGTACCTACGGGTTCTGCACCCATTGGAGTAGCTGAAGAAGCCATTTCCTTTCTCCTTGAAAGTTAGCAACCGAAACCACCCCTTGCGAGGTTAGTTTCGACCAAAGGTTGTCCGAGTGGACCGCTCTGGATTAAGAACGGGCATTCGGGGATCGTTTTGCTTGAGGAAGTTGTTGTCCACAGACTCCATCTGATTAGATGCCATGTTCTGGAAGTGCTCCTCTCTGGCCTTCATCTTGTCGGCTGGTGCCTTGCAAAGAAGCAAGCCGCCGATCTCGATGTTGCCATCAAAACGGGAGTCAATGTCTGACATGACATTCAGCTCTGGATGATCTTCCGACTTAACCGGAACCCAGCCTTCCCTGAACTTCTGAGAGACATTGGTGTTGTCTGCGTGACCCAAGGTGCTTGTTCGTACCCACCGGAATACCCAGCCGTCTTGCGGCTCTGGTGTCGGAAGCACGGATGCAGGCAACCATGAATCGGATGGACGTTCTTCTACCTCTCGGGCTTCTGCCGCCCGCGTTGTGCGCTCTTCTGCCATGATTAGCTCTCCTTGAGTAACTGGTTGGCATATTGTTCGGGTGTAAGACCAAGACGCTTAGCGAGTGCGACTTGGGTGCGGCTCAACCTCACTTTGCGTGGTTTGGCGCCATTGTTCCTTGCGGAAGGTGCCACCACCACGGAGGGGCTTCGGGAAGTCGAGGAGACCGGACTCTCTGAGTCGGTCGAGCCACTACTCTCTTCTCCGAAGTATTCTGGGAACTTGCCCTGCACGCGCCGGTCAAGCTCGTCATAGTAGTCGTCTGTCTCGGGGTCGAAGCCCTCGTGACGGATCATCTTTTCGTGAACGCCGTAGGCGAACGCGGTCATTTCCATGTGGTCCTCAGACTGGAACCACTTGTTCTGATCTGCCCATGCCAGTGCTTTTTCGCTTGGCTTGCGCAGTTGAGCCTGTTGTTGCTCCGGCTGTGGGGCCTGCTGGGCCGTCACATGCTGAGCAAACTCATCCTCTTTTGGTAAAGGCTTCGACGCCTTGTAGTGGTGGGTTCTCTGAGAAATCTGACCCAGCTCATACTGTGCGCTATTTAGCGCCTTCTGAGCCTCAATCTGCTTCTCAGTGTTGCCCTCCTCTACAGCTTGGCGAAGCGATGCTTCTGCGCTCGCCATCGCCATTTGGGCGCGTCGCTCTGACTCTCCGAGAAGAGCCCCTTCGCCCTGATGAAGTACACGCTGGAGTTCGCGATTTTGGTCTGCATACTGCTGGGCAACCTTAATCGCCTCTTCCCGCATACGCTCCGCATCTTCCCGGAGTCGCCGCTCTTGGTGCTGTTCATAACGGAGTTTATTGATGCGCTTCTTGACTTTATCGCCGTAGCCCTTCAGCTCATCGCCATCGTCGGCAGACTCGTCCTTGGCAGGCTTTGCCTTTGCGATTGGGCGCCTATCTTCTGGCTCCCGATCATCGACAACCTCAATGTCAACGCTGGGATCGGACTCTTCTTGATCGACCTTCTTGCCTATCGTAGTCCGAACCCCGAGGAACTTGTCCTCGTTTGACATGGACGATTCTTCCATCTCAATCTGTTCTTCGCTCATACCTTCTCAATCCCCCTTGGGTCCTCAACAACAGCTTCAACGCTGTCGTCATTGATTAGTCGAAACTCTTTACCGTGCACCTTGAATCGGGTGCCGCTATACGAACGCATCAGAATCCAGTCCCCTTCTTGGCAGTAAGCGCCATTCGGAAACCGTTTCTCGTCCTTGTAAGCGTCTGCGCCCATCTTCAAAACGAACCCACAGATGGAACCAATCTCTTCCACCTTGAGTGTTTCAGCCGCCTTGATGATGCCGCCTTCCGTTTTCTCGTCAGGCTCTGGCAGTGCGATAAGTAGTTTGTAACCCTTGGGTTCTGGAAGTTGACTTGCCGTCTTTGGCTCTTCCGTCATGTTGTACATCCCTGCACCGAAAAGTGGCGTTCGGAGTCGCCTTGCGTCGCTTCATGCAACGAAATCGGAAGCGCTCACTCCGTGAGCGTTTATTCTCGTTCTAGTCTGTTGTTTAGATCGAGAAGCTCGCGTTCGGCGTAGGCTAGGCCCTCAATGATGCCGGTACAGCGAGAGTAATCATTCATGTCTTTGCAACCACCGCCTGCGACGTGATCCGTCACCTCGTTCATGTGGTCGCGGTAAATTTTTTGCAGTGCGGCTAACAAGTTGTTAGTAGCGATATTACTCATTATCAATCAGGCCCTTGACTACGTTAAATCCTGACCTGAACCCTTCGATCTCTTCTCTTGAGCGATTGGCGTCTTTGGCTGTCTGCATTTTTGCCGCCAGCTTTGCCGCTTCGATTCGCTCCTGAGTCTGGAGTTTCTCCATGTCTACGACAGCCTTGCCCTGCGCCTTCTGGAGATCCGCCTGTATCTTGGCCATCTCCGCTTGCGCCTTGGCAACCGCCTCACCTTCCTTGATCTGCAATTCTCTTTGTTGCATCTGAACTACAGGATCTTCCTGCATCTCAGCATTCTGCTCGGCCTGCGCCATACGCTGTGCCTTGCCTGTCACCTGAGCGGCGGCAGGAGCAACCAGCTTGGATATACGGAACTCAATATCTTCAGGCAGTGGCTCGTCTGGGGGCGGAAGCTCTACACCCAGCTCACGCTCAATCTTGGCCCGATACTCAAACGCAACGTGCTCGGAGATATGCGCGGCCATAGCCGCCGCCGCCGCTTGAGCGGTGGGGCTCTTCTCCATCAACTGCATGACCTGCGGGTTCTCCATCAGGGACATGTGCACCTGAATGTGTGCCTCATGGTCTTGATAGAGGAACGCCTTGACTGGCTCACCGTTGATGATGTTCATGTTTTCGCTGACAGGATCTGTCGGCTTGATGTCATCCTCAAGCGGAACAACCTTTTCCGCATCTTGGATACCCAGCACTTCCAGCATTTGCCGGTGTAGCAGAGGCAGGTCGTACATCTGTGGCGCCTGAGACGCAAGCTGTAGTGCCGCCTGATACTGCATGATGCGTTGCGCCATCGTGCCCGCATTCGGG